AATATCAACGCCGGTAACTTTGAACGACGCCGCGAGCCGCGACGCGTCCTCAGCCGAGCCGCCCATAAGCCTTTGCATCTTTGAGGTTTCGGCGCCTACTTCGGAGAACTTACTAATGCTCTCCGAGGCAAAGTCAGTGACCGCACCCGCCACCTTATCGAACACGCCCGCCGCCGTGATACCCGACGCAATAGACCCAATCTTACCGAGGGACTTACCGACGTGGCCGAGAGTGGCAGAGGCGTTGTCCTTAGCAATGACGTTAAACTTAAGCGCCGACTCAGCCATTGGATGCCTGCTCTTTCATGTCACGACGGCGCGCATCTATAGCGGCCGTGAAGTTGAGGTAGTGCCGTATCTGTAGATCGTTCACGTTGAACGGCGTCAAACCGGGGAATACGTGACAGAGTTCTACGAGGTACTCGGTGACGTGTCCGTCGAAGTCGTCGAGTCCGTCGAAGAAGTCAGCGAGTCGGCCGGTACTGGAACGGCGGCCGGAACGGAAGCCGCTAGGGTAGGGTCCGGTGTCTCGTCAACCTCAGGCACCTCGTCAGTGATAATGTCCAACGTCATAAACGGGAAAGCGCACGCGTCAGCGAACGTCAGACGGTGGTCCCCGGCGATACGCCGCGACAACCAGATAAACGCCAACATAGCGCGTAGGTGTGGTTCAGAATCGACGACGGCCGAACCGTCACCCGTCGAACCCTCGTCAAGGACAATGACGTTACCGGCCTCGTCGTAGCCGAGACGGGAAACCTCGTCAAGGCGACGCGCCAACGTCTGCAAACCTAAACCCGCTTGGCGTGGAAGTTCCAAAGCGTCAACACCGGTAACACGGTCTAGTGCGCCCGCCTCGTACTCTTTACCGTCGATAATAAACTTCATGGGGTGCCCTTACTTAGTAGTTAAATGTTTTTGTACTTCATTTATCGAAATGTTTATAGCGTGTTTAACTGCCGCCTCTAATCCGTCTTGATGCTTGCGGATAGTTCGCCCGAAATACGGGCGGCCGTGGTGTGTGCCACCGTGGTTGGCGGTCCACGACTCTTTGTTGTACGCGTACAACATTGGCGCACGGTTAACTAACTTACGCCCGTTGCCCGCTTGCGCCGCATTAGTCAACGCGTAGAACTTTGTCATATCGACAAAGATCCCGACCTTAGCGTCACGCGCGCGCGTAGTCTGAATACGAATCGTAACGGCCGAGGCAATCGACTTACGAATCTGAGTACCGTGGATACTTTTCTTAGAACCACGCACACGGCCCGACTTAAGGGGGGCAAGGGTTTTACCCTTTTTTGTCTTTTCAGCCGCCGCCTGAGACGCGGGAGACGGCAACAATACAACCGCTTTCATGTCCTTTTTAATCTTTGTGACTTCATCCTTAATACCTTGACGTAGGCGCGCCGACAGGTCTTTATCGAACTCGCCTAACGCTTTCATGGCGTGCGTGAACTCTTTAGCATCATTCTCAGATAGTGTAATCACGCACGCCACCTCTCAAGTATTAGAGCGCCGTATCAGCGGAACGAAGAACCAACCACATAGGCTGAGCCGAGACTAGGCCGTCCATAACCGTGAACGAATGTTCGACGGTAATGATATCGCCATTGTTGGACATAGGCACGCCCGAGTCGATACGGGCCGCCGGGATCAATACCTGCATCTGTGCGTAGTTAGACGCAAACAAAAGTTCCGTAGTCGTCCACGTCAGGTTAAGTGTTACGTCCGCGTTGTCCTTGAGGAAATAATCACGGTACGCGGTCTGAGTGTACTCAGCGACGAACTTACCCGTAATCGTTCGCAAGCCTACGGTCGGCTTAGACTTCACGCCGTACAATGTCGAGTTCGCCGTCTGAGTCTGGCCGAGGTTGTACCGGTCAGTTTTCAAGTTGTTGTTAACGGTCAACTCGAAAGACCGAATATCACCGGCAGTCGCCGGAGTACCACCGGCCACCGTACCGAGGGCCGTAGCCGAGGGTGCGGTAACCGTTGAACCCGTAGACACGGCCGCCGCCGCCTGCCCGAAATGGTACAGGTTAGGCGTAGCCGGGTAGGCGAGAGTAGCGAAAGTCTGAGCCGTGTCAAGCATACGGCCGTCGAAGTTGAAAGCAATTTTTGTAACATCATTGTTGGCGGCGGTGATAGTGAAATCTGTAACCATAGCGCCGGTCATGTCGTAGTTATCTAGCGTGCCGCCGACGTTCGGGATGGCTTTCTGAATCGACAACGACTTAGGCGAATCACCGAGGGTGAAAATGAACTGTGTACCGGTAGTCAACGTACCGAGTGACGACGCGCCCATAGCGGCATCTAGCAAGATACCCATACCCTTAGTCAGCGCCTCAACTTCAAGCGAACCAGTAGCGGCGGCCGTAGGCGTAATACGTCGGCCGGAACGGAGAACACGCGAACCAACACGCAAGCCCTGACCCATAACGCGCGTAGGGTTAAAATCGAATTTCTCTGACGTGAACTCGTACGCACGCGCCGGGGTGACACGCGTACCGTAGGTCACCTCTTGGGCGACGTTCACGCTTGCATCATAGAAAGTGACCACGGTTTAGGCCTCCGTTGTTGAGTCTGACGGCGCCGCAATCGGAGCCGGTGCCGCCTTAACGGCCGGGATGAAATTAGACGGTTGCTCAAGGAACCGGGGCGCGTCCTCGTCCGAAACGCTGAACGTGTCCCCGTTCTTCACGGTGCCGACGCCTACAATGTCGGCCACGTCAAACGCGCCAACATACTTAAAGTCTTTCATGTATTACCTCTCAAGTTTAGAGTCGGGCGCGGGCCTCAAACGTAGCCGTCAATTCAACGACGCGGCCTTGTGCAATTAGGTCCGGTTCAGTTTCACCGTCACACCGGATATCGGTCAGATAACACCACCGGACGATGCCGCCGAGAGTCGTATCTGTTAACCGTGTTTGTGTTTCCAACAACGCTAACAACGCGTACGCACGTTCAGTAACAACCTGTTCTTGATCCGCACCGCCACCACGATAAACGGAATACGTAACCTCTATGGTTATCGTTTCCTCACGCGGCCGAGACGGTGCCATAGTCGCTATCTCTTGCCGAGATGACACGTTACCGACGCTAACAATATCGTTAGCCATAGCCGTACCGGGATGACCGTACGCGACTTGCACGTCAGCCTGAGACGCGTACAACGATACGCACGCGTTATACAATGCCGCTTTCACTTGCGGCCCAACGGATACGGCCATTACGCCATACCCGGTATGCCTTGATGCGGCGCGAGTAGTTGAATAACACGGTTAGGCACGGCGTAACCGTTAACCATAATGCCGTCGTACTCGCCGATAGTGGACGCACCGAACGCGGGCCGGTTACCTTGCTGGCCGAACTGCCACCAATGCCGGACAAGTTCACGCGCCGCAAGCTGGACCGATGCGGGCACGATAGCCGAACCGGTCGAATAGTTGACGGTCACGTTTTGTTTACCGGGCAAGAACGAGTACCACGTCGTGCCAATAATCCGAGAGACCGTACCGGCCGCCAAGTTAACCGCATACGATGCGGCGGGCAACGTCGTACCATTCTCGGTGACCGACGTAACCGAGTTAATCGGTTGTTGCGTAAGGAGAACCGTCGAATAGCCGCCGTCGAAAACGTCCGAAACGGTTTGGGTAAGAATGTTACCGGCTAGGTACTCAATAACTTGAGTGGCCGCCGAGACGAATAAGCGCAGCTCGTCATCGTTAGACGTAGACGACGCCGGAATATTCAACGCGTCCTTAGCGTCCTGCAACGAGATAAGGCCGCGAAGGTCAGCGGCCGCAACGTCGAACGCATCCGAAAACGCGCCCGCATTAACGCCGGTGATAACCCAACGGATAGCGTGACGGCCAACAAGAGTAGGCGTGTACTGGACTGAGTAAACACCCGTAGACGGGTTAGTGACCGTAGGTGTTTGAGTGGTCGCATCTGGCAGTGTGACGGTCGCTACGACCGCGCCGCCGTTCGCTAACGTGCCGGTAGAATCTTTAACTTGAATACTGAGCGCCGCCACGTCGCCAAGATCGTACGCCATAGGTTACCGCCCTGAAATTGTAGGAACACCAACGGGATACGGGGTTACCGTAGTTCCGTTAGGTTTAGAGTTAATCGACACCGAACCGACCGCAGACGCCGAAGGGCGGTACGTGGTGGTGTTATGCAAGTCCAAGTGCCGTCAGGCTCCGCATGGAAATGTTCGCAAAGTCAACAACACCCGTACCAGCACCGGCAAGCAGGTTGAAAGAACATGAAGTGTTGGCGCCGCCGGGAGTCCATCTAATTGAAAAATGACCTTTTGAGATGTCGGGAGCGGTCCCGGGGATGGTTACACGTCGATTACCAGATGACGGGTTTATTGATATTTGTGCCTGTGACGTTCCCGTCTTAGACATATATCCGCTAATCTCATAAACGTGCGCCGGGTTGATTGGGATGCCCGTGATGATGAAATTGGCGGCGGCTGAGGTTGCTGTCGTGGTGAAGCGTTGAATCTTTCCGAATTGTGAATCAGTCACAACAGATGCCACATAGCCTGACGTGCCGTCGTTACGAATCCAACCGTCAGCGCGCCCATCCGCGTTTGTATCTAGAGCAAAGAATCCGTAACTAGTAAGTAAGTCATCGGGATCACCACCGAACGTGATGCCAGCGGGTGCAGAACCGGGAAGTATCCGATCTAGAACATTTGCTACGGCAGCACCTAGTGCTTGATAGCCTGCCGCGCTCGGGTGCACATCTCCACTGCCGATGTATGGAGCGATTAACGTGCCAGTCAGCGGGTTACCAATAGGCGTAAACAGATCAATGATTGGGACATTGTATTGACGGGCAAGTTCGATAAAAGCACGTCGGCGCTGACTCAATGCTTGCAGTCGTCCACTTGTCGATCCTGTGGTTTGGTCGGGTGTTGGTGTGCAAAGTACGGGTGTGGCACCAGCGGCTAGGCACTGCGTAACCATCGTTGTCACGTTGGAAACTGATTGTGCTACCGTAAAACTTGACCCGATATCGTTCATGGTACAGGACAGGATTACAACAACATCACAACCGAGGTTAAGAACTTCCGATGTCAATCTTGACAATATTTGAGTTGAGGTCTGACCGTTCACTCCGGCGCTTGTGACAAGATCCCAACTACCTCTAGCACTTGCGAGCATGGCAAAAGTTGCTGGTGAAACATTGTTGTCGACAGCGCCGATACCTGTTGGCGCGTATAAGTCAGATGCCGCCGTGATGCTATCGCCGATGA